CTCCATTTATATCATTAATGCGGTCTTTAAGATCAGAAACACTACCACCTGTTTTATCCGCATTCATTTCGCTAAATGATTTTCTAATGCGATCACTAAATTTACTTTGATTTGTAAAACCAAAAAGAGGTGAGTCTTGATAAGTAATAGCTCCTATTGGTGTTTCGCCTGTATCATATGCAGCCGTACCTTCCATCTGTGACAGATCATAAGTACTTATTCCGCCATAACCTTTTTGGGCATCTAGGTCTTGTCTAATATAGTCTTTAGCGTTTATACCTAATGCTTTAGCAAACCAGCCTTGGTCTGCCGCTTCATAGTCTCCAATTCCTGTTGAGCCTAGCCCATAGTAACTATCTATTAAAGGTTTCCACCCTCCTGTAGGAGCATCTCCCATTTGGTCGTACACATCATCTAGTTCTATTCTTATCTGAGCGTCCTGTGGACTCCAAGTTTTTCCTTCGCTTTCGTATTTAGATTTATAAGACTGTAATTTTGTAGTTAGCTGTACTATGCCTTCAGCCCCAGAACTAAGTGCAGAGGAGATCATTCCTGGTGTTGCTCCTAAACCTTCAGCTAATTTAGTTAACTGTAACATATTTTTAGCAGCATTCTCTCGTTGAATTACTATCTTTCTTCCTGACGCTGCTTTGTCTTTTAATTCTTCTCTATATTTAATAGCTCTGTCTTTGTCTTCATTAACATAACCAGCAGTATCTTTTAAAAAAGATGTTGCTAAAGCACTCCAATCTACACCCATTATGCTACTCCTCTTGACATAAGACCTTTACCCGTATCACTCGCCATTGGTTCCATTGGCATCTCTTCTTCCATTGGCATCTCTTCTTCGGCAGAAACATCAGGCATAGATTCTATAGCACTACCCATATCAGAAAGTAATTCCATTCCAGGGTCACCTTCTGTACTACCTTCTTGTTCTCTCGCCTGATTTACTAATGCCATAACTCTAGCAAATTCTTTAGCTTCAGATTTTTCTTCAGAGGACACATTTGTTTCTGGAGCATCAATACCATATGATTCCATCGCTATCTTAATAAACTTAGCTACTATAGGGCCAGCTAACATTCCTGCTTCAACGGTGTGAACACCATTCATAGATCCTGTCATCATAATAGTCTCCGTTATAGTTTTCAAATCTCCCCCTAGCTTGAATACTACCGTTAAGTCATCCATAATATCGTCGTCTGCTAAACGCTCTATATAATGTTTAACAACATCACCTACTTCTACTATCTCTGAGGGTTTCTCCCACGGAGCATTTTTAGGTAAGTCTGTTAAAGACTGTCCAGGAATTGGGCCTTGTATTAGTTCTGCCATTTTATTTTTACCTTATTTAGTGAAACCTGCGCCAAAGTATAACCCTACAATGGCTGAGACTATGTGTGTGTCTAGGGGGGTGATTACAAAACCTCTTGCGGCTTTCCATACGATTGCTTCGCTAGGACCAAACAAAAAGTTAAGGAAGCCTCCTTGTACTTCTGTATAGCCTACAACTACACCTATTTCAGGATACCATACTGCTGCAACTTTGGGAAGTACTATAATGGCTCCAACCGCACCTAATGCAATAAGTCTTCTTGTCCAAGCAAAATGTGTATCTTTTCTGCCGTACTCTCTAGCATCTTTTACTGCACCTGCTCTAAATTCAGCACGTTGTAGAAGCATTTTGTTTTGTTCTGCTTTGGCCTTTATAGATTGGCCCCAAATAGTCATAACTCCACCTAACACAGTAGAGCCTAACATGGTGATTAGCTCAAGAGGAAAACCCATTATTTACCTCCCAAGGACCATTCCAACCCAATATTGAATTTAGTATCGCCTTTGCCTGTATCGAAACCGCCATATATTATAGGCTTGTTAAAGCTATCAAGGTGTTTGTTAATTTGAACGCCAAGCTCCCCTTTATTGTCAACGGCTGCACTATAATTATATTCTCCTAAGCTACCCATACCACTAAGGTTTGCTGTATCAGTCGCTGCGTTATACCCCAACCCTGCTGCAGAAACAACTGCATCTGGATTAGGATTAGTGTACGTTACTCTAGGTTTACTAGCTGATAGATCAGGGATTACGTTCAAACCAAATCTATTAAGGGCAGAGTTAGTTGTAGGTTTTGCTGCTAATCCTGCTTTAAAATCTAATCTATTTTTAAATTCTCCTATAACAGTACCTAGTCGCTTTGTAGTGTCTTTATCTGCAAGAGCAGGACCAAAAGCCTTAATCCCAGGTTCTACCTCATTTAATTTATCTGTAGGAGTTTTAACTTGTCTATACATTTCTTTTAGTACTTCTATTACACTAGGTTTTGGACCAGAAAACTCTTTAGCATCAGGGGCATTAAAGTCTATAGTTTCTGGTGTTACTTCTGGAGCAGTAAAGACATTTTTTTCTGGTTTATACATTTCGTTTATCACATCTATTGTATTTGAAAGTGGGGTCATAATATTTTCATCAGAACTTTTCGGAAGTACAGGCTTTTCAAAAACATTTTGATCAGAGAGTTTTGGAAGTATAGGCTTTTCAAAAACATTTTGATTAGACATTAATTCATTAAATTTACTGCTACCGCCAACTACAATAGGGTTTCCAAAACTATCTTTTATGTTAGTAAGAAAATCTTGTAGCCCAGATACTGTCTCTTCAAAGACAGGTTCAACGTTTATATTACTAAGTATAGTGCTACCTGCTCCGTTTCTAGCTTTTGCGTTATCTCTTATAACGAGCTTATCCCCATTAGGTAGAGTACTAGTTATACTAGCATCAGTAGTAATGTTACTTCCTGCAGTAATAGCTCTAAAGATACTAACATCTACAGGTTCATTTTCATCAACTTTTAAAATATCTTTTTGAATATTAATATTATTAATTTTCTTTAAGAAACTAAGTTGTTTTTTTATTTTATTATCTTGTTGTGCTAAGTAAAGCTCTGTGTTTTTTTCAGTTGTAAGGTTAGTAGCTTTTGGAGCAGAAAAATCTTCTCCCCCTAACATTTGTTCAACAACAGCATATACGTCTGTTTCATTGTTAGATGAATCTTCTCCATCATCTGAAGTGTTATCTTCTACTTTTGTGCCTAATCCTGTAGGTCTTTTAGTAGGACGAAACACTTCTTCTTTGTCGTCTGTATTATCTTCAAAGGCAGACCCACTAAATTTATTTTCTTTAGTTAGGCCTGCAAATTCATCTTGCCAACCACCATAGCTGTATGCCATTTACTTTATTTCCTTAAATATTTGTTAGATTTAACACAGATTTTACGGTTCTACCTTTATCATTAGGAGTTACAGCATTTGGATTTTCAACAACAGCACCACTGTCTGTGATAAGGCCAGAATACATAAGTTCTCGAACTGCTCTGTTGTCCATTCCCTTATTGTATCCTTTTTTTACTACTCCATTTTCTTTGTAACCAGACGTTCTTCTTAATTGTCTAGCAAACTCTATTAAATTTGTCTCTTTAGCGGCTTGTAAAACTTTTGTGTACTGTTTTCCTGCATTAGCCCCACCAAGATTATAAGCTAAAGACATAAGGGGTAGTTTATATTTAATATCTAAGTCTTCCCAGCGTGTTCCTATAGCTTTTAATTTTTTATCCCACCCTGCTTTTCGTGCTTCAATAAGATGCATTTCCATATCTTTTTGAAAGATAGTATTTTTTTGTTCTTGGGTAATAGGAATGTATTTTCCTGCTTTGTCTATATAAGGAATTCCGTGTATTTCTTTTAAGGCTTTTTCAGTATTTGTAATTTTATGTCCATAGCCTATATCTAATGTTACATTATCTCCCTCGTCATTTGTAGCTTTAGGAATAGAGCCGTGGTCTGATTCAGCAATAGTAGAAATATTCTTAAAGAAACTGTCTTGTAGGGCAGCCTGCTCTTCCATAACTTTAGGTCTTAACCCAGGCTTAATTACGTCAGTGGCCTGTACTTTAGCCGCAACCTCCGCTATCTCTTTTAAGTACTTACTTTTATTAAAGACAGGAAGAAAAGTTGATTTTACTACAGTGCCATCTGCATTAGCTTTCACTGCCGCATCAAATTCATTTTGTAGTAACTGATTAAAATCTACCGTTTGTTCAGCTAAACCTTCTGGTTTTTTTATTGGCGGTGGAGATTGTCTCCCTAAACCATTTAAATTTTGTGTTACTTCTACCATAGCATTAAGTCCTCCTGAATAGAGCAGCACCGATGCTACCAACAGCACCCCAAAGACCTGCGCTTTTCTTTGCCCTAGAATCATATTCAGCCGCTTCTCTTTCTAATTTTGCTATTGTTAATGTGGTTGCTCTTTCTGCATCATTATTTGCTGTTTGCCACGCAAAAGACATCAAGTCTCGCACCTCTTGCATATACGCCCCGAAGCCTAAAGAAGTCATATTATTAGCTTGTGCCGCAGCTTCTCTATTGGACTGATTAATAGCCGCATTATCTGTAGTGGCAATCTTTTGATACCATTCCGCATTTGCTTGTTCAATAATCAAACCATTTTGAGCGTTAAATTGTTCTCGTAAATTTATCTGTGCTGTATTAAATTCAGATAGTGCATTAGCTTCTCCTGCATTAAATTTAGATACAGCATTGGCTTGATCCGTATTAAATTGAGATACTTGAGTTGTTAGATTACCAAAGAACTGATCTGTTTGGTTTTCACTAGACGCATTAAACTGAGAAGTAGCATTTGCTGCGGCTTGATCTGATAGTAAAGAATTAATTACAGCTTGAGACTTAAACAACTCTGTTTGCTGGGTATTATTTAAATTAGCCATATCCATTTCTAAGAAAGATTTAGCATTCTGAGACTGTGCTTGTTGTCTGTTATTTAAGTTAGTTAAGTCAATCTGCGACAACGCAGCGGCATCCGACAATATTTTTGCATTAGTAGCACTTAGGTTAGTTAAGTCTACTGTCTGCGCCATCCTAGCATTTTCTAAAGCAACCTGTTGATCAGCAGTAAAATTTATATTCGCTATTTCAGAAACTTTAGCGGCATTAGATACTCTAGCTTGGAAACTTTGATTAAACTCTAAGCCTAAAAACTCTGCTCTTTTTTCCGCTGAAAACATAGCCGCTTGTTGTTTATTAGATAAGTTTTGCTCTTCAAACCTAGAAAATGTTGCAGAGTCTATTTGAGCAATAGGTAATGCGCTTTCCATAGCGGCCTGTATGATAGCCTGTCCTGCCATGCTAGACGCACCTAGCCCTCTTTGAGCCATAGCCGCTGATGCGGCTCTCATGGCTCCTGCGGCCCATGCAGGTTGATTGCCCCCTTCAAAGTCTCTCATAAGGCCTGTTAATTGGCCCTGTACAGTGGCATCAGTAGAAGGTGCGCCTGTTGCGGCTTCAAAGTTTGTCTCAGCCTTGACTCTGTCCATATCTACAGTAGAGCCGCTTATTGTCTCTCCTGTTTCTAGTGTTCTATCAGCAGTATCGGCTATCTTTGCAGATTCAGCAATTTGTGCCGCTGTTAGTCCTAATTGTGCAACCTCTGATGGAGATTTTTCAGCGGCT